TAAGATAATTACAGATTTCACATAATAATAATAACAAATGACTGTTTTTATTATTATTATTATTATTATTATTATTATTGGCGTTTAAACATGTTACTTGTTGAAGATTTCAATCCGCACAGCGGATGAATCTTCAACTAAGTTACCAGTTACAGATTTGAATAGAGGACCCATTAGGGGTGCGGTTTCAAATCTTCACTGGTATAAAATACATATAATATATATATAGAAACCATGAATAAAAGTGATATTTTAGGATATTTTTTTGTTGGATTTATACTGGTTGTATGTGGATATATGTATTTCTCGAATTCGAATGATTTTCAATTAAAATGTATTGTATCAACTGTTGATGGTAATAAATATTGTGTTCGAGAACGTGAAAAAATCCAAGATGCTGCCGATTTATTAGCTAAAGTTACGGAAAAATGCCGACAACTTGTCGAATATATGAAAGAAAAATACCCAGAAAAAGATAGTGTAAAACGACTCGCTAAAGGATTCAATCCTAAAAAGGTAATGGAAACATTGCCTACTAGTACATATACAGCATATAGTGAGAACAAAGGAGAGAAAATCGCATTTTGTTTAAATCGTAAGTCCAAACAAAATAATAATGAATTGATTGATGAAAGTACATTGACTTTCGTTGCTATTCATGAGATGTCACATGTAATGACAAAATCAATTGGTCATAAAAGTGAGTTCTGGGATAATTTCAAATTTTTATTAGAAAATGCTAAAGAAGCTGGAATACATAATCCAGTAGATTATAAACAATCCCCAAAAGAATATTGTGGTATGAAAATACATGATAATCCTTATTATGATATATAAGATTTATACACCATCAGTTGTGGTCTCTATTGTGGTCTCTATTGTGGTCTCTATTTTGGATTCATTTGTAATACCCAATCGTTCTTTGCGTTTTAAATAAGCTCTATGACGATATTCTTTTAACCTTTCTGGATTCTGCTCTTTTAATTTATTCAAATATTCTCTAGCATTTTGCTTTACACGCTCTTTATTTTTTTCATAATATTTCTTATGTCTTTCATTATTTGTATATTTTTCTAATTGTTGTTTTAATTGTATAATCTCGTTTTGTAATGCTGTTATTCTTTCATCTTTTGAGTCCATTGCCTGTCTATATACTAGAGCTATCTACTTTTTTTCTAAATAAATAACGTAAAATTGTTTTTATAATAATCAGTGTATGGTCATCATCGTATGGTCATCATCGTATGGTCATCATCGTATGGTCACCATTGTATGGTCATCATCGTATGGTAACCATTGTATGGTCATCATCGTATGGTCACCATTGTATGGTCACAAGTTTTTTGATATTGTATCGAAATACAATATTAAAACATGATTATATTACTAAATGAAAACGGGATTTATATTTATGCTACCATTTTAAGACCTCCAATCAAATTGGCGCCTAAACCGAAACCGGCTCCTCCTCTTGCTGATGAGCCCATTGCTGGAATAAATACATCAAGAACACTAAATGTAGCAGCAGCCATTAAAGCAATAATGACAATTTCTTCAACATTTAATTGTTTCTTTGGGATAGCATAAGCACAGATTGCTACTGCTAGACCTTCAATTAAGTACTTAATTGCGCGCTTAACTAATTCAGTAAAATCAAACATTCGAGTTACTTATATATTATATTCCAACAAAATAAAATATTTCAAAAATACCCTAAATAAATTATTATGTTTTGAAAACACTTAAACAGTAAATCATTTTATAAAATATAATTATTGGAATGTCTTCCTTCGAAAAGAAAACATTGGAAAACGGTAAGCCTAATCCTAAATATATTGATTTATGTGATGAAGACCCTCCGATTGCCGGACAAAAATTCGTCTGTATGTCTTTCGTTTCACCAGAAAAAATTCTGAAAAAACGTGAAGTATATCTATTTGACCAATTTATCAAACAGTGGGAATTTTCTAAGTCCATGGAAAGATATTTTGATTTTATCCATTTCATCGCATATAAATACAATTTAAAAGTAGAAGAACTTATTAATGATTTCAATGATTTTGTAAAAGAAGAAAACGATAAATTGAAAAAGAGTGGAATAGAAGACGATTATAAAAATTTTATGGATAAACAAGAAGAGAAATTAAACGAACAATTTAGTCGCGAACATGCTTTCCAAACATCGGTGCGTGGTTTGAAAGTACGTGGTGTATTTCCTAATCAAGATGAGGCGGAAGCTCGTTGTAAAAAAATGAGAGAACAAGACCCTAACCACGATATTTTTGTCGGTCCAGTAGGTATTTGGATTCCATGGGATCCTGATGCTTATAAGACTGGTCGTGTTGAACATCTTGAGGAAGAATTAAATGCTCTACATAAAGAAAAGCTCAAGAACGAAGAAATGGCCAAAAAAGAATTCGAGGAACGCGTTCGTGAAACTAAAAAGAAGGCTATTATGGAGAACATCGAAAAGGCAAAGAAGAGTGGAAATGTATTAACTCAAACTATGGACGAAGAAGGTAATTTAATTGGTGTCAAAGAGACTGTTAATTTCGAAGAACGTGAAGTAGCTGACGTAGAATCCACTAAACTTAGAAATGAATTATTAGTTAAATCTGCTGTAGAAAAAGATGAATCAAACGATGATGACAAAAAAGATGAATAGGCTAATATATATAAAGTAGTGTCGTAAAAAATATAAAGTATTGATGCTTTATATTTTTAACTAAATATATAAATATTTTTCATGAATGCTTTTTACCAAATAATACATAAACAAAATAGTGAATCCGATGAATTATATAATTATAATTTAACGGAATGTAAAAAAGATAATTGTATGTCTTTTTATAAATGCGTTTTCGATTATGAATTAATTGCTGTTAGAAATCGTTTTGTAAAAGATTTGGATGAGAATGGATATATATCATATAATTGCCATTCTGTCACTACATTTAAAAATATGATATATTTGTTATTTTGTGTTATAGAAGAACCCTCTATTAAAAGAAAATTTGAATATTATAAATCAACAATACATAATTTTTTTATTAATTCTGATACAAAAAATATGTTTATAGATGCTTTTTCTAAAGCACAGTGTTTATATTATAGATTAAATCGTCTAGTTAAAAACTATAAATGGCGTAAAACTAGTTTTGCTATCCAAACTGATATATTTATGAATCCTATTATTGAAAACAATCGAAATGTTATCACTATTTTACAAAATGGTAAAAAATATCTATTTACTATTATGGATTTAAAAAGTATTATTGAAACTGCTCTTATTAATAGTCCTTACTTTTTTTCGGAACCACTTCCTTCGAAAAATCCATATAATAACTTACCATTTCAAAAATCGGATTTGTATAATATTTATTTTTTTATTAAAAAAAGTGATTATGTTATGTCGTCATTATTTCATCAGTATTTTTTATGTAATTTCCATTTAAAAAAATTTCGACTTCATAATGAGGTTTTAATTCGGAATTCGTATATTGATAGTTATATCAAAAATAGCGATGAGAATGTTCTCTATAAACTCAGTTTGCGAATATTCAAAGAAAGTAAATTCCATAGAATCATTTCGATTGATAAAGATTTTCCAAAAGAAAAATTGGTTACTATTATGCGTCCATATATACGTCTTTATTTACATAAGGAATATTCACTTGATATTTCTTATCGGTATAAATGTTCTCGTGAATTAGATATACGTCTTTCCCAATTTGTAAAATACAATAATCGATTTGGCAAAACTATTATTATACAACAAAATGATAAAAAACTTATTATTTCTCATAATGATAAACATATCCCTTTTAAAAAGACGAATTATTTCGATTCTTATGAAAATACTCACTTAGAAATCGTTGATGATGATAATGAAATCTATGTATCTGATAATGAAAATGATAGCGATTCCGACAATGAATCCGGAAATGATGCTGAACCTGTAAATTCATTTACTAATATTCAACCGAATGATTTAACACAAGATGCCATTATTTTTACCGATTTTGTAAGTGATATTCGACGGCGTTTGGCGTTTAGTTCGGAGTAGATTATATAGAATATAAGAAATATGGTATCAAATATAATAGTACAATAAACATAATTACATTCATTTTTTCACTCAATGATGCTAATATGCTACTTATAAGCACTGTGGATATAATCATTAACGCATCTGCTATTAATATTACATAACCATGTTCATTTCCATAATCTTTAAATGTATCCAATATACGACTTTTACCACGTGGTACGAAATAAAACAATGTAGCAAATAATAAATCATGGATTAGTTGTACCACCACTGCTATAAAAACAAATGAAAATATATTGAATTTCGTAAATATGTATTTGTAAATCAAACTTGCGATTACAACTCCAATAACTAGACTCAAAACATCTGCTAATATTCCTGATAATCCATAATCATTATACCATTGTGTTAGGGTTTTTGATTTTATTTGACCGACAATTAGTCTAAAAATAACAATTAAATCTGTTATAATGGCTCCATTTATAATTGGTAAAAAATCGGTTGCGGTTGTAATGTTTGATATATTCTTAAACATTTTTCTATATATAATATTCAAACTTTTTTTTTCGAATATTATTATTGAATTTCGTATCTTTTTACCATTTATTTTTTTTGACATTGATTGCCGGTCCTTGACGTTTCTTACCCTTACTTGGGTCATAAGCATCGTCCTCATCGTCAGAACCCATATTTTTCGATATTTCCCAGAATTCTTTTGAACCTAGTCTAAAATCTGGATGGTTATCTGCTTTATACCAAAAGATTTGGTCATTCAATTTATTCGATTTTGCGTTGTTATTGATGACTAAACATTCATAGTTCTCGGTTGTTTGGTCCATCACCGCACAAAATGACTCCAATGTTGGAAACATACTAGCATAGTTCTCCCAAATACGTTTTCTATTTGTTAAATAAGGTTCTCTTAAAATAAAAACATAATCTATATTTGTACGTAGATTTGGTGGAATACCTAATGGATACTGCATAGTAATAATAAGCATAATTTTCCAATGTCTACCATTCATAAATAACAGACGCATCATCTTATCTTTTGTCCATGTTTGGTCATATAAACAATCATCTAATATAACAAACGCACGCGGGTCTATCGTCGTTTTTCGATACATCTCTATTTCTTTATTGACTTGTTTTAATACTGTTTTTTGACGACGTAATACATTTTCAATCAATACTGTATTATATTCATCATGAATAAATAATTTAGGTACATGCGCAGCATAAAACCCGTTACCTGCTTCTGTTCCAGAAATAACAGTACCAATTGGAATATCCTGATGATAATACAAAAGGTCTCTTACTAAAAATGATTTACCTGTATCACGACGTCCAATCATTACAATTACTGGCCCTTTATTTTCATCTGGTCTAAATGTAATTTCACGCATATTGAATTTTTTTAATTCTAACGTCATAATGTTTTTGATTATTAAAATATATCAATATATAGATATTTATAAATAAACGTAACTATTATCGATTAACATCTTTAATACCATTGAATATTTGAAATGGAATTTTGTAAAGTATATTATGTTACGTTTGAAAATCAATTCTAAAATATATTAAACACTTATACTGCTTTTTTAAAATGAATGTTCTCAATACTCCTAAAGAAAATCATAAATTTGATGTTGAAATTTTAAATACCGAATATATAAATTTAGAAAAATTAAAAGAATCATTTGAACCATTCAATGAAGATTTAGAACATAACTATAATCCTTTTCATATCCAAAAAATACAAAAATATAATCCGATTTATTCCAAATTATGCGATTTGGATTCTTATAGAAATATCGACTTTGAGAAAATTTCATTGAATAATAAATATCATTTCTATGATACTGAGCATACTTACGATTTTTCTACAAAAGATATTATGAACAAAAATGTATTCATTAAATATTCTCCTTTATTGGACCCTATTCGCTACATGATTGGTAAATATTCAATTGATGATAGTTTAATGACACTACCCCAGCATGGTTTATATGATTCTGTTATTAAACCACACCCTAAATTAAGTGAGCCAAATAACGCATCTTATGTTGATAGTTTTTTTAGTTTCCTTACTAGTAAGCTAATAGAAAAATATAATTTCGTTCACGGTGTTGATTATTATGGCTCTTATTTAGGTATTCAAGAAAAATATAAAATGAATATTAGTGACGATTTGGAATATTTGAATAATTCGGATTATTTTAGTGAGAATATCAAAAAATTGTTCTCAATTACTGGTTTTGATAAAAACGAAATGTTCAATTATGGTTCTCGAGCAAATAAAAATCGTTTGGAAATTAGAAATACTCCTATTAATATTGACGTATTTGATATTGGAAATAATACGACGGAAGAAATTAATTTTGTAAATGATATTGAATTAGATAATCAAAATATTGTTTATTTAAAAAATGATTCTATTGAGGTTGACGTTGACGCGGATTCCGACGAGAATACTAGTGATTCTGAAAGTGATGATTCTACAGGCGATGAATCAAGTGACTCGTATGA